ACAACATCGCTGTTGGTGCTGTTGAGATCAAATGTCCTTCATCGAAGAAGCACATTGAGTACATTCGACAGAACAAGATTCCGAACGAATACAAATATCAGATCTTTCACTACTTCATTGTCATTGAGACATTGCAGTTTCTTGATTTTTGTTCGTATGATCCTCGCAATAGAGATCTAAACACGCATATCGTCAGAGTGACTCGTGAAGAGATCAGAGAAGAACTCGAAAACGTGTTTGCTAATTACATGAAATTTTATTCTAAATTGTGCAAGTATGAAGAAGAGATCAGATCAAGACTTTGAGTCACGTTGTTGGCGATTAGCAAAAAGACACTTTCACGCACTTGACAAAGATCACGTCGTCAGAATGATTGAACGTGCTGTTGAACTTACAGATGAGCAAAATGAAGAAATGGATTCCTAAGAACTTGAAAGAACTTTCACAACTCGCAACAGAACTGAAAGCAGAGAAGCACCCAGATTTTCCGCCTCATGCGTTAGTGAAGAAGAAGTTCAAAGACACAACTGCGAACGATCTGACGAAGACGATCATTTATGACATGCATCACATCAGAGAAGGTTGTGCATATCGCATCAACAATGGTGCAGTCTATGACGTAAGAAGACAAACGTATCGCAAAGGTGTGCAAAGAAAAGGAGTCCCAGACATCATCGGAATCATCAACGGACGCTTCATAGGCATCGAAGTCAAGATCGGCGCTGACAGACAATCAGCAGATCAGAAAGAAGTTGAGAAAGAAATCAAAGAATCTGGCGGTGTGTACTTCATCGCGAAATCATACGACGACTATCTTGAGAAGATCTCACAGATATGATTCACGATTCGCACAAATACGGCGCACTCACAGAACTCAGATGTGCGGCTGAACTGATCAAAAGAGACTGGCATGTTGCATTTCCCTTCGTTAATCAGTCAGCAGTTGATCTGATCGCGTTTCGCGAATCACGATTTGTGACGATTCAAGTCAAAAGCGGAACAATGTTAATAAACGGACACGCGCGAATCGATAAAGACTTCAACAAATACAAAGGTGTTGATTTCATCGTATGCTATGATGTACACAACAGAAGATGGTTCATCTTCACATTTGAAGACTTGCGTGATAAGAAGTCAGTGACGTTGAAGCCATCACTTTATGATCGCAACTGCGACAACTGGTCTTTGATCAGATAAACCAAACAACAATGACGACAAAAGAAATTGCAAAGAAATACATTGCGAGTGGATTCTCGCCTATACCTATTGTTGATGGTGAGAAGCGTCCAACAATAAAGAACTGGCAACAATATGCTGAAGAGCCCATGGGGCTTGAAGAAGCATCACGTCTGTTCAACAATACAAAATCAATTGGTCTCGTCATGGGCTTCGACGGCATTCAATGTCTCGACATCGATGCAAAGCACTTCACTTCTAATGAGTACGAACGATTCTGCACTCAACTTGATGAAGAAGCACCAGAGTTGAGAAAGAAGATGATCGTTCAACGCACACGATCAAACGGCTTTCACTGGATCTTCAAATGCGATGCAATCGAGGGCAATCAAAAACTCGCAAGAAACAAGAAAGGTGAAGTCACTTTCGAAACACGCGGTCGTGGTGGTCAAATCGTTGCATTTCCTTCACAAGGCTACAAGATCGAAGGCAAGATCACGAACGTCACACGCATCACAGAACAAGAGCGTGATGTTCTGTTCAGAGTCGCGAGATTGATGGATGAAGTGACTCCGATCGTAGTTGATGAAGTAAAAATTCAAGGCGATCGTCAGACAGATGAACACACTCCTTGGGATGAGTTCAGAGAATCGCACACAGCACTCGACATTCTGCTTCAGAACTCTTGGCGCGTTGTTGGTGAATCGACGAAGTATGTGTATATGTTACGACCGGGAGATACTGATGCAAAGACATCTGGTGTCATCTTCAAAGACTCTGGTCTGTTCTGGCCTTTCACGACATCAACTGAATTCATCGCGGAGCAACCATACGATTCGTTTCAGTGCTATGCTGTACTTAATCACAACTCAAACTTTCATGACGCATCTGTTGAGATCGCAAAACTTGGCTATGGTAAAAAATATGAAGTACATGATGACGAATCTTTCTTTGATATTGAAGAAAGCACTGAAGAAGAGATTGATGAGATGCACAAGCGTCTCTTTGATATGGAAGTCGATTCAACAATCGTTGTTGAACAGCCAGAGAAGTGTATCGACATCGTCATCAATCAACAATCATACATCTTCGGCACTCTCGGAAACTTCTCACTCGTTCAAGGAAAAGCAAAGTCACGCAAGTCATACTTCATCAGTTCGCTTGCCTCTGCCGCGTTATCAAGTCAAGATGTCGCATCAACACTCAGAGGCTACGTCAATGACAAGTGCGTCGTTTACATTGACACAGAGCAAGGCGACTATCACGCACAACGCGTCAAGAAGAGAATCTTGCAAATGGCTGGACTACCTACAAACGTCAACAATGATCGACTCAGATACTTCAAGTTCAGATCGCTGGACTCAAACAAAGAGCGTCTCAAGTTTGTCGAGTTTGTCATTCAAACAATCGACAACATAGGTCTTCTCATCATCGATGGAATCGCTGACATCGCATCAAAAGGTGTCAACGATGAAGAAGAAGCAACATTGATCGCATCATCACTCTTGAAATGGTCTGCACAACACAACTGCCATATCACGATCGTTCTTCACGAGAACAAGCACGACAGAAACGCAAAAGGACATCTCGGTGCATACTTAGTGCAAAAAGCAGAGACAACGTTCTCAGCAAAGAAGTCTGAGCGAAGCAAAGACATCACAGAGATCTCAGCAGAGTACACAAGAAATGCAGAACCACCGGCATTAGAGATGACGATCAACGCACTTGATGAAGTTGAGTTCACTGAGATCGAAGAAGATGAGTTCTACAACAGAACGAGAGTCTTCACAATTGAAGACAAGAAGCGCATCACTGAAAAGATCATCGGCAAATCAAAAGGTGATGCATTGATCTTCATCAGAGACACTGAAGACTGCAAGAAGAAAGATGCAGAGAAAGTGTTGTCTCAGCTTGAAGATGAACATATGATCATGTATGTAGGAAAACGACCGAAGTACATTGCGTACTATGATGAACAAATAAACACAACAGAAATATGAAACGAAGCAGACAACAAGTGAAGAAAGTCGAGCAAAGAATGTTTCAGTATCTCGCTGAATACTACGATCTCACTTTTGCAATGACAGAGAACTACGCACGACTTGATGGCGTTCTCATGAAAGACAACAAGATTCACAGAATCTGTGAAGTCAAAGTGCGCTGGATGTCTTTACAGACACTAAAAAACTTTGGTTCATATCTTATAAGCTATGACAAACTTGAAGCTGGTAGAGAAGCGTCAAGAGCGTTCTGTGCTCCGTTTGTGATTCTGTTGTATCTTGTTGACAGCGACAACATTTGCTCGATCAAGATGACGAACGAGAAAGGTCAATACATCACACCTTTCAAGAAAGAAGTCACAACAACAAATCAAAACATTGATGGAGGTTCTGTTGATCGTCTCAATGCATACGTTCAACTCGACAGACTGACAATCATCAAATGAGCGACAAGAGAAGCATGATCGCGCAGTTGATCGTTGAGATGAGTGTGCTTGAGAAGAGAGAGATCAAGCGAAGAGATATGATTGATCTGATCAAAGAAGTGAATCAATCACAAATGATTGGTCATGCATGTCGATTCGTCATCAACTCTGATCAAGTGATCACACACATTCAGAAGTACAGAAAGACAGCAGTTGAAAAGAAGATTGAAAAAGAAAAGATTGAACAACTAAGAAATGAACAATAGACGCAAATGCAAGAAGTGCGATGAGATCAAAGAGATCACAGAGTTCAGTCGTTTGTCTCACGCTCGAGATGGTCGTCGCTCTCAATGCATTGAATGCGACAAGAAATATCAACGTGAGTACAGAAGCGCGAGAGCGAAGACACCGAAAGAAGATGAAGAGTATTTGTTGAACAACGAGACAATGAGAGATCACTTTTACATTCACTTCGGCTTCACAATACGCGACAAAGAGAACTGGAGATACGACTACACAAAATACTATGAAGCGCCACTCATTGACAAGTTGAACGCATTAAAGAGAAAATAAAATGATTGAAGAAAACAAAACACTATTCGCTGACGGCTTTGATGAAGCAATGCTCGGCATCACTGACGACTCTCGCATTGTATACAGCAAAGTTCAGATGCTCGAGATCTTAGTGTCGCGTGATGAGATGAGTGTTGAAGAAGCGATTGAGTTTCTTGAATACAATACATGGAACACATACGTCGGCGACTACACACCAATCTATGTGAATGACTTCGACTCTGATGCAGAAGAAATCGAGCAATACTTGACACGATGAAAGATCTGAATTTAAAAAGAAATAAAGAACGATTGATCAAGATCGCTCTTGAGCGTCACGACACATACAAAGAAGCGGCTGAAGCGTTAGGCATAACGACACGCGCACTGCTGTTCATTAGAAAAGATTTGAGAGATGCCACAGAATCCAAGTAGAAAGAAACGACCTTGGTTGACTGGTGAGAACGTAGCTTCACGAGATCGCAAAGAACGCAACAAGTTCTATCAAACAACTCAGTGGCGTAAACTGCGCAACATGTTCATCAAAGAGAATCCATTGTGTGTCGAGTGTGAAGACATCGCAAGAGTTGTTGATCACATCACACCAATATCTGATGGAGGTGACGCTCTTTCATGGCAAAATTTGCAGTCAATGTGTCACAAATGTCACAACAGCAAGTCTGGTCGTGAGGCACACACACATAGGGCACTATGAAATGTAATGAAGCAAAGTATAAACAATCACTGCACTCAAAAGAAAGATGCACCGTCAAATTTGAGTGTTAAAAAGTGAGTAATAAAATGATAAAATATGGGCAAAGGTAGAAAGCCAAAACCAACAGCGTTGCTCAAAGCGTCTGACACTTTTAGACCAGATCGACATGAGAACAGACTTGAAGCGAGTGGAACACCACAACAACCAGTCTTCAGTGACTCAAGAGATACTTTCGATTGGTTAGTGAAGCATCTTGATGATCTCGGTGTTCTTGCAGAGATTGATGCGATCGCTTTGCAGATGATGGCAGATGCTTGGGAAGATTACTGCGCTTCAAGACAAGTGATCAGAACTTTGGGACCGACATACACAACAACAAACGCACAAGGAGATGAAATGCATAGACCACGACCAGAACTTTCGTTGATGCAACAAAGCTGGGACAGATTGAAGAAGATGCTTCCAGAGTTTGGACTCACAGCATCATCAAGAGCAAAACTGAATGCACCAGAGAGAGTTGAATCTCTCGATGACTTACTAAATGACTAAAATGTACGACAACGACAAAGCACAGATCAGAATCAAATTCATTGAACGTGTGTGTACGCATGTGAAGGGTGATCTTTCTGGAAAGCCGTTTCTGCTTGAAGAGTGGCAAAAAGATTTCATTCGCACATTGTACGGAACTCTCAACAAAGACGAAACGCGACAATACAGAACAGCGTATGTTCAGATCCCGAGAAAGAACGGAAAGTCAAATCTCTCTGCCGCTCTTGCTCTTGCAGAATTGTTTGTCGGCAATGAGAAAGGTGCTGAAATCTATTGTTGCGCTTCATCTCGTGATCAAGCGAAGATCGTCTTCGATGTATGCAAGACAATGATTCAGAATTCTGCTGTGCTTTCAAGATCATGCAATGTGTATCAGAACTCAATCGTGATGAAGAACTCAAACTCGTTCTTGAAAGCAGTCGCGGCAGAAGCTGGTCTACTTCACGGCGCAAACGCATCAATGGTCATATATGATGAACTTCACACTGCGAAGAATCGAGATCTGTGGGACGTCATGGCTACTTCTATGGGTGCGCGAAAACAGCCACTGATGATGACGATCACGACGGCTGGAATGTTTGACCCGAACTCGATCTGCTATGAGTTGTATGCGTACGGCAAAAAAGTACGCGACGGCTCTGTTGATGACGAGACGTTTCTTCCTCTTATATATGAAGCAGAGCCAGATGACGACATTCACTCTGAAGAAGTATGGCGAAAAGCGAATCCGAATTATGAAGTGAGTATCACGAAGCAGTATTTCGTGAAGATGGCGAAAGAAGCAAAGACACTTCCATCTTCAGAGATTGCGTTTCGTCAGTTGCATTTGAATCAATGGGTCTCTTCACTCTCTGGCTGGATCACAGACGCTGAATGGATGGCTTCATCTGGTGAAGACATCGACATCGAGCAGTTGAAGAATCGTGAGTGCTATGCTGGACTTGATCTCGCTCAAGTTGAAGATGTGTGTGCGTTTGTTATGATATTTCCTTTTGAAGATGGATCGATGAAAGTCTTGCCGTACTTCTTTGTCTCAGAGAGTGCAGTTGAAAAGAGAAGAAATACAACTGGTGGCTCTTATGACAACTTCATCTCTCGAGGTGAACTCATCGTCACTGACGGCAACTCGACTGACTATGATGTCATCAAGAACAAGATCATTGAATGTGCAGAAGCGTTCAACATCGTTTCAATCGCATACGATAGATGGAACTCAAATGTTCTCATCAATCAGTTGTCTGATGCTGGGATCATGACAGACCCTTTCGGTCAAGGCTTCATCTCAATGACAGCACCGATCAAGAATGCTGAAGTATTGATCAAGAAGCAGAAACTTCATCACGGAGGCAACGCAATGCTTCGCTGGATGGTCTCAAACGTCGTCGTCAAGAAAGACGATGCAGAGAACGTGAAATTCTCAAAGTCAAAAGCTGGTGACAAGATCGATGGTGTTGTTGCTTTGATCATGGCGCTTGGAGAAAAGATGACGATCGAGAAATCTGATCAGAGGGGTGTTTCTGTTTATGAAGAAAGCGAGATTCGCTTCTTGTAGTTGTGAGTTTCTTGTGAATTGTTTTTTTCCCTCCTTATATATATAGAGGGAAGAAAACATTTTTTTCTTTTTGTCTCTTTGTTGGTTTTGTCGTTTGTGTGCGTAGCCACACACGCACGAACAAAGCCAACTGCATATCTGAGACAACTATGCTTTGATTTTGAGTATTTAATACTAAAACGAAAGAGTGTTTGTACTCAAATTTCAAATAAATGTGACTTTTTTCTTGTGAATACTTGTGAGTTCAAAAAATAGCCGTACTTTTACACCAGTAATAACAACAAAACAAACAACAAAATGACAACAACAGCAACAATCAACCCAGCAATCACAGACGTAGACGCAATGATTCAGAAGATCAACGACAAGAAAACAATCGAAACTCTTTTCGGTAACGTCTTCAACGCTGACTACGACATGACACTTCAGTCTTCATCAGTTGAAGAGTTCAACGAGTTCTATTTCGCAGTATACGCAAAAGACTCTGTTGAAAGAGTATCAAGCAGAATCGCTGAAGACACGATGATCTTCAAAGTTGAAACGATCGAGAACTACGGAAAAGAAGATTTTCTTGCAAAGCGTTTCTTTCAACTTCGCAAATTCGGTCAGAACTGGTTCTTCGACACTCTTTCAGTTTCATCTGGAATTCACGCTGGCGGATTTATCCCAGTATCAATCATGAAGATCGATGGTGAGTTCAAAGTGAAATTCTTGAAGCACGTCTTCGGCGAAGGAAAGCGTGTCAAAAAATCAGTTGAAGGTCGTGACTTCATCAGCACTGAAGGAAGATTCGACATCTGGACAGACATGTAAGAAACAACAAAGAGAGCGACGCGAGTCGCTCTCTTATAAAACAACAAGACAATGACAACATCAGAAAGAGTAAATCATCTTCAAGAAGCGCAAACATATCTGAACGAAGCGATCGAGTTGATCATCACAGCACTTCAAGACACAGAACACGAGCGTCACGCTGACGCATACATCATCGCTCATTTAAGCAACTGGGTTGATGCTCAAGGACGCGACACTGGTATCGAACAATACATTCAAGAATTACTCGTTGGCGAACGTTAAACGTGTTGTTTTGTTGTAGACACGAGCAAGAACTTTCTCGCTCGTGTCTTTTTTATTCATTCGTAGATAGTTAGCTTTGTTTTGAAATTTCATTCAAAGACATCAACGCGTGGCTGAAAATCAAAACTTGTTTTCTCGAGTTCTTGGAGCGATCAGATCGAATCCGAACAGACCTTCAACATCACTCTCGAACCCTGCTGAATGGTTGTTCACTGATAATGAGAGCAAGACTGGCATCGCAGTCACAGAATCAACAGCAATGCAACTCTCTGCCGTCTTCGGCGCTGTTCGCGTCATCTCAGAGACGATTGCATCACTTCCTTGGGACGTAAAAACAACACAAGACGACATCGTCAGAGACGCGAAAGATCATCCAGTGAACAAGTTGATTCATCATCCAAATCAGATGATGACAGACTTCACACTTCGCGAAGTGTGTCAAGCGCATCTCTGTCTTCACGGAAACGCTTTCATCATCATCAAACGCAATGAATCTGGACAAGCTGTGCGATTGATCCCAGTCCATCCAGATCGTGTCAAAGTGAAAGTGTATCAAGATGAAAAGTTCTACACGATAGACGAAAAAGAGACTTTTGACGATAGTGAAGTGATTCACATCGTTGGGCTTGGTTTCGACGGCATCGTCGGAAAGTCTGTCATCGAATCAGCGCGTGAATCAATCGGTCTTGGACTTGCGGCAGATCGCTTCGGTGGTTCTTTCTTCGGTAACGGAGCAAACATCTCTGCTGTTCTCACACACCCGGGAAGATTAAGCGACGAAGCATACAAGCGCATGATCAGATCATGGCATCAGAGAAATTCGGGCCTCGATAACGCACACAACACTGCGATTCTTGAAGAAGGCATGAAAGTTGAGAAGATGTCGATCTCTCCTTCAGAATCTCAGTTTCTTGAGACACGTCAGTTCAGCGTTGTTGACATCGCACGTTTCTTCAGAATACCTCTCGCTTATTTAGGTAGCATCGAGAACTCAAGCACTCGAGCCAACATTGAAGAACAAGGCATTCAATTTCAAAGAAACACGATACTTCCTTGGGTTAAACGTTGGGAATCTGAACTGAACAGAAAACTCTTCGTCGGTGACTCTTCATACTACATACGTTTTAACATGGAAGGGCTTCTCAGAGGCGACATCAGATCTCGATACGAAGCCTACACAAAAGGTCGTCAATGGGGCTGGATCAGCGCCAATGATGTTCGCAAGATGGAGAATCTTGCTCCAATCGAAGGTGGTGATGCTTATCTGCAACCGCTCAATATGACAGAAGTAGGAACAACACCAACAACTGAAGAGAACGACGATGCCGTACAATAACTATCCAGAAGCGGCATCGAACAATGCTCAACGCGCTCTTGATCATCGTGAAAAACACGGATCAGATTGCGGTACTTCTGTCGGATGGCAACGTGCAAATCAACTTGCGAAAAGAGAGACGATCTCTCACGACACTTTGATCAGAACATTTTCATTTCTGAGCAGAGCGAAAGTCTATGATCAAGACAAGTATTTTGATGAAGATCAAAAAGAGATTTGCGGATCGATCATGTACGATGCATGGGGAGGCGACGCAATGCTTCGCTGGGCAAAAAGCACAATTGAAAAAATGGAAGACAAATCACAAAGACATATCAAATCAGTTGTCGAAACAGATGAAGAAATCGTCATCACATTCGGCAAATCAGAACACTCTGACGACTCAGACGCTTCAGAAGACGTCTCAGAAGACGCCTCTGCTCTTGAAAATCGCGCAGAAGCAGATTCGCTCTCTGTCGGTGACTTCGTTCGCTGGTCGTCATCTGGCGGCTCTGCTTATGGTCGCATCATACAAATCGAGCGTAACGGACAAATTGAAGCAGATTCTGGATTCAAAGTCAACGGAACAGCAGAAGACCCTGCGACGCTCATCAGAATCTATCGCTACGATTCAGAAACTGATGCGTATGTTGAGAGAAAACCAACGTTAAATGTAGCGCACAGATTCAGCATACTCGAGAAGTTTGATGCTGAAGTTCGCAAGTCGTCAGTCGTTCGTGAAGAGCGTGAATTCAGAATGCAGTCAGCTTCATATGAAAACAACACGATCAGAGGCTATGCGGCAGTCTACAATTCAGACAGCGAATGGATGGGTGGCTTCTACGAACAAATAGAAAAAGGCGCATTTGACAGCGTTCTTGACAACGACGTTCGTGCGTATTTTAATCACGACGAAAACTTGATCTTAGGTCGTGTCTCTTCTGGCACACTAAGAATCAGCACAGATGAAAAAGGTCTCTTCTACGAAGTAGATCTACCAAATACAACGTATGCGAATGATTTAGTTGAACTCATGAAAAGAGGCGACATCAATCAATCTTCTTTCGCTTTCTTAATTGATCGAGATCGCTGGGAAGAACGCAACGGAACAACATATCGAATCATCGAGAAAGTATCACGTTTGTTGGATGTTTCACCAGTTGCTCAACCGGCTTATCCCGACGCAACAAGTGAACTCAAGCAACGAGATTTGGCGTCAGAATCTGAAGCTGAAATGAAAGCAGACACATCTTCTGAAGATGCTTCTGTTGAAGTGAAAGCTGAAGAGAATGACACCGACATTTATGTTTACAAATTGAAAACCCTAAATTTTTAGAAAAAGATGAAAAACATCGAACTACGCGGACAACGCGCTGAGTTGATTAAAAATGCAACGAACATCGTTGAAAATGCTCAGAAAGAAGGACGTTCATTGAACGCTGAAGAAAAGTCGAAATTCGACGCAATGGAAGCTGATGCAAGAAGCATCAAAGAACAAATCGACATCATCGAGCGCACTGCTGAGATGAAGAAAGAATTGGCTGCAAATGCTGAAGTGCGTGAAGCGGCTCCAAAAGCAACTCGCAAAGGTGCTTTCGAAAAATACCTACGCAACGGCATGAGTTCTTTGAACGCAAACGAGCGTTCAATGATGGCTGAACTTCGCGGTACTTCAACGCAAGTTGCAGGAACTGACAGCCTTGGCGGATTTTTAGTACCTCAAGACTTCTCAAACGAGTTGGACATGGCGACATTGTTCACTGGTGAAGTTGAGCGTTTAGCTAAAAAATTGAACACTGCTGGTGGCGCATTGTTAGACTACCCTACGATCAACGACACTGCAACTGACGCTGATTTGATCAGTGAAGCGGCAAGTGTTACCGTTCAAGACATGACATTCGCTAACGCTCAGTTAAGCGCATACAATTACGCTTCTCAAGTGCGTGTTTCAATGCAGTTGTTGCAAGACAATGCATTCGATCTGAACGCATTCTTAGCTGAAGCAATGGGAGAAAGAATCGCTCGTGCAACAAACGGCGCATTCACTACTGGTACTGGTTCAAGCCAGCCACAAGGGATCATCACTGGTGCAAGTTTAGGGAAAACTGCGGCATCTGCAACGGCAATCGCGGCAGACGACATTCTTGACTTGATTCACAGCATTGATCCAAGTTACAGAAACAAGCCTACATTCGGCCTCATGGCTCACGATAACGTGATCGCGGCCATTCGTGCTTTAGGCCTTGGCTCTGCAAATGACTTCCCGATCTTCATACCTTCAATGGAAGCGGGTCAGCCAGACAAGTTGTTCGGATACAACATCTACTACAACAACGATATGGAGTCAAGCATCGCAACTGGAAACAAGACGCTTCTTGCGGCTGATTTCAGCAAGTTCGTTGTTCGCTCTGCTGGTGGTGTTCAAATGGTACGCTTGAACGAGCGCTACATGGATGAACTCGAAGTCGGCTTCGTAAGCTATGCGCGTAAGGACTCAAAAGTTCTTGACACTCGTGCAGTGAAATACTTGGCTCAAGCATAAGAGTATGAAAGTCAGATTTTTGAAATCTGTCTCTGGATCTGGATTCCACTACCGCAAAGATGCGGTGGTGGACATCCAATCAGATGAGATGGCACGAGATTTCTTGAATGCAAAATTCTGTGAAGTGATCGCTGAACCAGCGAAGACACGCGCGAAGAAAGCAGTCAAGAAAACAACGAAAAAGGAAACACGATAGAACATGGCTTTTGATATTGTAACAACTGCGGCTTCTGAGCCAATCACTCTTGCTGAAGCGAAGAACTTCTTGCGTGTTGATCATTCAGATGACGACAACTTGATCAATGCTTTGATCACTGCATCTCGTCAGATGTGTGAAGAGTATACGCGAAGAATACTTGTGACAAGCACGATTGATGAATACTTTGACAAGTTCCCTACAAATTCATGGAACAACTTGTCGAATCTCATCTATCTCTCGAGAGGCCCAGTCACTTCAATATCTTCTGTCAAATATGTCGATGCAATCGGTTCTGAAGTCACACTCACTTCTGATCAGTATGTCACAGACTTGATCTCTGAACCTGCAAGAGTGCAGTCGACTGCTGGTTGGTTCGCGGCCGCTGGTGTAGTGAATCAAGTCATCGTCAGATACGTTGTCGGAACTGATGTCTCAGCAATTCCAAAACCGTTGATTCAAGGAATGATGCTCGTCATCTCTGATCTTTACGATCAACGCGCTGACAGCGTGAAGAGATTGCCGACTGCATCAGAGTATTTGTGGAACGCGTACAGAATCTTCACTTTCTGATGATCAAACAATCTGGACAACTTGACAGACGCATCACGATTCAGACATTCACGTCTTCAACTGATGCATTCGGTCAACTCAACAAATCATTCACAACACTTGCTTCTGTTTGGGCGAAAGTTGTTGAAAAGTCTGGATCTGAAAATGAGCAGTCTGATCAACTCGTTGCGGTGAAAAAAGTGCATTTTTTCATTCGCTATCGATCAGACATCAATGAACAGATGCGTATTGTTTACAATAGCAAGACGTATAAAATTGAAGCGATCATCAGCGATGAATCGAGAGATTCTTTTCAACGTATTGAAACAAGACTCACAGACTGATCATGGGAACAACTGCTGAAAGAATGATGTCTCAAAGTTCTCGCTCTAAAAGCAAGAACTCTGCATTCATCGGATTCGATGATGACGTTCTCATTCGTGAGTTTGAGAAAGCGTTTAAAGAACTTGACACTCTTGCGAATAGTGTTCAAACGAAAGACATCAGAAAGATTCAGAGAGCGTCTCTGAAGCCTATGGTTGCGCGTTTCAAAGCAAACATCACTGATGAATCAAGTTTCAAAGTGTACAGAAATGGTGGTGTATATGCAGAGATACCGAAAGGTACTTTGAAGAAATCAATCGGCATCATCAACACTCGAGTCAGAAAACATCAGACTTTCTCTTCGCTCTCAGTAGGTGCAAGAGTGAAAGGCAGATACTCTGATCCAGAGAAAGGTGGCTGGTTTGCTCACTTCGTTGAATACGGCTTCATTAATAAGTACGGCCAATATGTAAAAGGTGCGAACTTTGGATTCGCTGAAAAAGCAAAAAAAGGAGGACTCTCTCTCGTCAGAACAACATTCAAGT